AAGTCACTGAAGCCTTGCTACACGGAATTAAGAGCGGAGACATATGGCTCTGCAAAATAAGACACGATAGTAATGGAAAAAGAATCTACGGGAATGTCTGTCTTGAAGTATTCCTGCCCTCACGTGGAACGTGCTTGCTACAGCATGTCAATCTCGGTGCCTGTGAACTTGAAGACATCCCACAGGCTTTCTATAACGGTATGTCCCAGCTGTGCAATCTTCACAGCGGAACAGGTGTTGGAGAATCTGGAGAATATCTTTCGCCAGAGACAGATAGACAAGTCGGACTTGGAATGCTCGGACTGGCAAACCTCTTACGGAGGTACGGAATAAGTTATGCACAATTCGGAGACGCACTGGAACGTGTCAACAACGGACACGTACAAAGTGAAGCAGAAATCCTTGCCAACCAATTTAAAGTTGGTATTGAA